AACGTCGATAAGCAAAGAGGTTGAGTTTGACACAGGACACCGAGTACCCGATCACCAGTCAAAGTGTTACAACCCACATGGTCACCGTTATCGTGTCAGGGCGACGTGTGAGGGTCAGGTTGTCAACGAGGCAGGGTCGGCAGACAACGGCATGCTCGTCGACTTCTCAGACCTCAAGCGTTGGTTGACCGAGTACGTACACGATCGGTTTGACCACGCCTTTGTCGTGTACGCCGACGATGTCACGATGCGTCACGCCCTCACCACTGATCCGTTGTGGAACGTGGTGGTCGTCAACTACACACCGACGGCCGAGAACCTTGCTCGAGACATCTTTGTACGACTGGCACCGATCATCGAGTCACACTGGCGTGGCAACATGACCCTGACCAAGATCGAGTTGTGGGAGACCCCGACCAGTGTTGCGGTGGTGGAACGATGACCAGCGATCGTGTGGTGATCCACAACTCACGTCACGTACCGACCCTACGTGTGGCCGAGGTCTTTGGTCCCACGATCCAAGGCGAGGGCAAACACATGGGTCGACAAACTCACTTCATCAGACTGAGCGGTTGTAACTTGTCATGCTCATGGTGTGACACCCCGTACACGTGGGACTGGTCTGGTGTCAACGGCACCAAGTACGACCGTGAGACCGAGTCAAAGATCTACACGGTCGAGGAACTGGTCAACCTGATGGATCAGTCAGACGCAACCAGCGTGGTGATCACAGGTGGTGAGCCACTGGTACAGGCAAAGGCACTGGTCGAGTTGGCCAACGATCTGATCTACATGGGGATCAGTGTCGAGATCGAGACCAACGGCACCCGACCCTGCCCCGACAACATCTCACGATCGGTACAGTGGAACATCAGCCCCAAACTGACGACCAGTGGTAACGCCAACGGGATCAAACCAAAGGCACTGAGGTCGTACCCAGCGTCAGCGATCTACAAGTTTGTGATCACTGATCCGACCGACATCGACGAGATCAACCGACTGGGTCTGGCACCATCACAGGTCTGGTTGATGCCCGAGGGTCGTACTCCGACCGAGATCAACAAGCGAGCCCTCATGGTCGCCAACCTCGCCCTGACACACGGGTACAACTACTCACATCGACTACACGTCACGTTGTGGGGCAACAAGAGAGGACACTGAGATGTTGGAGATCACTGAGACGGGCGTATACGCGTCTCTCGCGGCAGTTGTGGCCGAGGGTCGACGGTTAGCCCAGAGATGGGTCGGCAAGGGTATAACTGACGTTTGCGGCATACCACGTGGCGGTCTGTACCCAGCACTGATCGTGGCCGAGACACTGGGCGTACCAGTCACTGATCAGGTCACCGCTAACACACTGGTCGTCGACGATCTTGTTGACTCGGGTCGTACCGCCGAGTGGTGGGTCAAGAGCCATCACTTTGACGCCCTTTACCGCAAGTCACACTCACCCGCTCACATCGCACCCGAGGCCACTGAGATCGAGGGTTGGATCACGTTCGCTTGGGAGACCAACGAGACGGGACCAGAGGACGCAGTCGTACGGTTGCTTGAGTACGTGGGTGAGGATCCGACTCGAGACGGTCTGATCGACACACCCAAGCGGGTGATCAAAGCACTGACCGAGTTGACCACAGGGTACGGCCAGTCACCCGAGACGATCTTGTCGACGACCTTTGACGTTGGATCCGACGAGATGATCGTGGTCAGCAACATCGAGTTCTCGTCGATGTGTGAACACCACATGTTGCCGTTCATCGGCCACGTGACGATCGGGTACATACCTCGAGGTCGAGTCGTCGGTCTCTCAAAGTTGGCACGACTCGTCGACGTGTTTGCCAAGCGACTACAGGTACAAGAGCGACTGACCCGTGAGATCGCCCAAGCCATCGAGGATCATCTCGACACGGTGGGTGTGGGTGTGATCGTTACGAGCCACCACTCGTGTATGGGTCTGAGGGGCGTCAAGAAGCCATCGGCCAAGATGACGACCTCATCGCTACTCGGTGTGTTTCGGTCTGACCCCGTTGTGAGATCAGAGTTTCTCGCTCACCACGATCACTAGATACGCTAGACACATGGGCAATAGAAACAACACACCGACCCCAGAGTTGATCGACAAAGAGCGACGGGTACTCGAGTTGCGTCGTGCTGGTGTGACCTACGAGGAGATCGCCAACCTCACTGGGTACGCCACCGCTCAAGGTGCCTACCTCGCCTACAACCGAGCCCTCAAGAGAACGCTCGTTGACGCTGGTGCCCAAGAAGCCCGAGAGATGGAACTCGACCGACTCGACAAACTACAACGATCATGCTGGGCTCGAGCCCTCAACGGTGACGACAAGGCAGTCGACCGAGTGTTGCGGATCATGGAACATCGTGCCCGCTACCTCGGTTTGTACGCCCCGACAAAGGTACAGATGGAGACGGTGGTCTATGACGCAGGAACGATCGAAGGAGAAGTCGCCCGACTCAGACTCCTACTTGAGCAACCTAGCGGCGAGCAGGGTGTTCTGGACGGATCATCAAGCGAGACCGGAACAGATACCGAGTCTTGACGACTGGGGCGTGTGGTTGTACCTCGCTGGTCGAGGTGCTGGTAAGACCCGTACCGCCGCAGAGTGGGTGGCGTGGCAAGCGATCACACAGGCCGGTACCCGATGGGCGGTAGTGGCCGCGACCTTTGGTGACGTACGTGACACGTGTGCCGAGGGTGAGTCAGGTCTGATCACCGTCTTGCGTCGGTACAACGTACTCAAGCACTACAACCGCTCGATGGGTGAGATCCGTCTCGACAACGGGTCACTGATCAAGTTGTTCTCAGCCGACGAGCCAGACCGACTACGTGGTCCACAGTTTCACGGTGCTTGGTGTGACGAGTTAGCCGCGTGGCGGTACACCGACACCTACGACCAACTCCAGTTCACCTTGCGTCTCGGTACCAAGCCACAAACGATCATTACAACCACACCACGACCGACCAAGATCATCAAGGACTTGGTGGCCGAGTCAGGATCAGGTCGAGTCAGGGTGATCAGAGGATCGACCTTTGACAACGCCAAGAACTTGGCACCCGCCGCTCTCGCTCAGTTGCGCCAACGGTACGAGGGCACACGACTGGGTCGACAAGAACTCGAGGCCGAGATCCTTGACGACGTACCGGGAGCGTTGTGGACACTCAAGATGGTTGAGGAGTGTCGGGTCACTGACGTACCTGACATGACTCGAGTCGTCGTGGCCATCGACCCCGCCGCAACCTCAAACGAGAACAGTGACGAGACGGGGATCATCGTCGTGGGTCGTGGTGTCGACAACCGAGGCTACGTACTCGGTGACTACTCATGTCGTTTGTCACCTGCTGGGTGGGCACGTCGAGCGATCGAGGCCTTTGATCAACACCAAGCGTCACGGATCGTTGGTGAGACCAACATGGGTGGCGACATGATCGAGACGATCATCAAGCAGATCAGACCGACGATCCCTTATCGAGGTGTCGTGGCCAAGCGAGGCAAGTTGCTACGAGCAGAGCCAGTGTCGGCGTTGTACGAGCAGGGTCGGATCAGTCATCACGGGATCTACGCTGAACTCGAGACCCAGATGACGACGTGGGTCGCTGGTGAGTCAGACTTCTCACCCGACCGACTCGACGCTCTCGTACACGGGATCACATCACTCAACATCGGGTCTGAGGGTGGTGCCGACCGTTACTTTGCGGCCATCGCCCCGAGGTGTCCGTACTGTGACATGCCCAACCCAGCCGAGGCGACGATCTGCGCGTCGTGTGTACGGTCGCTACAATGAACGAGACCCCACTAGGAGTGTGATGGCACTGTTCAACCGTAAGAGCAAACAAGACGCCCTAGTCGAGCGACTGGTCGACGCGATCACCAAAGCCAACAACATGGCCATGACACCGCTCGCCAACTCAGGGTACGTATCGGCCACAGTCGCCAACCCGTCACCCGTCGACGCTAGTGGTGTCGGTGGTCAGGGTCTGCTCTCGACAACCGCTCAGGCAAACCCACTGCCACGACCAGCAACGTCGTTTGGATCCCAACTCGGTCCTGCGGCACCGTTCTTACCCTCGCCACTCGACCCCGTCTTTGACGACTCGGGTCGTGCCCTACCTCGACTGTGGGAGTTCCCAGTCGCATGGAACCTCGACCTCAACCAGCGTACGACGCCGTGGACGGTGCTTCGGTCGATGGCCGATCAGATCGACATCATTCACCGAGCGGTTGAGATCAAGATCGCAGAGATCACCAAGATGGGCTGGTCGTTTGAGATCGAGGACGCGACGATCACGTCGATCATGGCCGACCAGAACGTCAGTCACGCTAAGGCCGCCAAGATCGCTCGAGACAAGTACGCCAAGCAGATCGACGACCTACGTAAGTTCTGGGAGAACCCGTACCCACAACTCGGTCGCACGTTCACCGAGTGGATGACCGAGTTCTTGTGGCAACACATGGTCTTTGATGGTACGCCCGTGTACGCCCGTTACAACCTCGGCAAAGAGGTCATCGGCTTTGAGATCATCGACTCACCGACGATCAAGGTCTTGCTCGACAACCGAGGTGCTGTACCGTCACCACCTTCACCGGCATACCAGCAGATCCTGTGGGGATTCCCTCGAGGTGAATACCAGTGGACACCCGAGTCTGACGGTGAGTTCTACAACGCCCCCGGCAGGAGCAACGAGTACCTGCGCGACCAGTTGGCCTACTTTGTGCGCAACCGACGTACGTGGTCACCCTACGGTTTCAGTGCCGTTGAGGAAGCAGTACCCGCCGCGACCCTGTACCTCGACCGTCAGCAGTGGATGAAGTCAGAGTATCGAGACGGGTCGATGCCGATGGCGTTCTTTGAGACTGACTCAGAGGAGATGGATCCAACCCACCTCGCCGCCTTTGAGCGAGTGTTCAACGATCGTCTCGTCGGGTCGACGGTTGAGCGTCACCGCATGAAGGTGTTGCCCCGAGGGTTCAAACCCGTGTTCGCCCCAGCGATCGAGAGCCAATACAAGAACGAATACGACGAATACATCATCTTGCGTATCGCCACGATCTTTGGTGTGGCACCGTCAGCGATGGGTGTGGTTCCCCGCTCGGGTCTCGGTGGTAAGGGTGAACATCAGGGTGAGGCACAGGCCGCCCTGACCACGTCACAGAAGCCGCTTGAGGCGTTCCTCATCGAGACCATCAACACGTTGTCACGTCGGTTTCTCAACTCAGACAAGAACATCACATTCTCGTTTGACGACGACGACTCAGATGTCAACCAGATGGCACAACGGGCGACCGCTTACCAGACCGCTCTACAGTCGGGTCAGATGACGATCAATGACGTACGTGGTGAACTCAACATGCCGTTGTACGACATCGAGGAAGCAGACGAGCCGTTGATCTTGGCCGGTAACACGCTCCAGTTCTTGACGGGTCTACTCGACAACCAACGACAAGCGATGGCAAACAACACGAAAGGATCAGACGATGGCGATCAAGTGGATGGTGGGACCAGTGGTGGCCGACTCACCGAAGGCGACCCACAAGAAGGGTCTCAAGAAGGGTCGACGACCCAGCCTCAAGTCAAGCCGACGCAAACTGAGGTAGAGCCCACCGAGGCCAAGTCACTCATGGCCGACGAGATCCGTGACTTTGCTCGGTTCGTCAAGTCGCGTCACAAGCGTGGTAACTGGCGACCCTTTGACTTCTCAACCGTCACCGAGTCTGTGGCCGAGATCCTCAACGAGAGGGCTTACTTCATCGTCAAGGGTGTCGCCCCCATGCCCGAGATCTTGACCACGTGGGTCACTGAGATCATCGAAGGGCAGATAACCGATAACCCTTTATCACGACCGATCGCTGGTCTGACTACTAAGCGATCGCTCGACGACCAAGTCGGTCTGACCCACAAGAAGCAGATCGAGGATCACTACCTCACCCAGATCATCGACGCCATGAGTCAGTCGATCTCAGGTGTCGACGAGGCCATCAGTCAGGTGATGACGATGATGGGTCAGAAAGCGGCCACCGATCCCTTGACCCTCGTCAAGAGCATCGTCAAGTGGGACGCGACACCACTGAGAAAGGTGTTGACCAACGTCTATCGTGAGGCGGGCTACGTCGGCACAGCGATGGCGGTCAAAGACATGGGCAACAACGCATCGCTCTCGTACCCACTGGCAGAGGCGGCGGCCACGATCGACTGGTCGACATGGTCACCGGGATCACCAGTCGCCGCAGACTTGTTGTCGGGTGGTGGTCTACAGGCGACCCTCGACCAACTGGGGATCACCATCGCGGGCATCGGTGACACTCGGATCACACGGGTCGGCAACATCATCGGTGCTGGTGTCTCACAGGGTCTGCCCGCAAAGACGATCGCTCGTAACATCGCCTCGATGGTCAGTGATCCCTCGAGTGCTTACGTCGTGGCAGTCACCGAGACCAACCGAGCGTACTGTCAAGCGTCGGTCGATCAGTACGCCGCAACTGGTCTCACCGAGTTTGAGTGGATCGCATACGACACGGCATGCGCCGAGTGTGCCACACTTGAGGGCAACCACCCGATCGGTGACCCAGTACCACCACAACACCCGAGTTGCCGTTGTACGGTCGCGGCAGTAATCTCAAACTAAGAACACAGGAGATCAACATGAGTGACATCACGTACGTCGGCTTCGGCGACTTGACCTACAAGAGCGCACCCGATGGATCGTTGATCGTCTACGGCAAGGCCACAGGACCCGACCTCGACCTCGACCAGCAGATCTGTGACCCCGAGTGGCTCAAGACTGCCATGCCTCAGTGGATGGCCACTGGTGCCAACGTACGAGAGATGCACCAGTCGATCGCCGCAGGTGTTGGTCTCGAGTTGTCGGCCACTGGTGACGACTGGTTCCTCAAGTCTGAGGTCGTCGACGACAACACCAAGAAGAAGATCGAAAAGGGTGTCCTCAAGGGCTACTCGATCGGTATCAAGGGTGCCCGTATCGTCAAGTCTGACGACGCCCCAAACGGTCGGATCGTCTCGGGTCAGATCGTAGAAGTCTCACTGGTCGACCGTCCAGCAAACCCTACGGCCACCGTCGAGATCGCCAAGTCGGTTGACGGTGGTGACCTCGAGATCGTCAAGGGCGTCGGCGGTATCGACCTACAACCACTGATCCCCGACACCCAGCAGGGTCACGCCGAGGTCGCCGCGATCATTCCTCAGATGAACGTCATCGACGTACATGCTCTGCCAAACGACAGCGACGAGGCGTACCCGTCGTCAGAGGTGTGCCCGAAGTGTAACGGTCTCGGTGTCACCGTCGACGACAACCAGTCGTGTTCTTACTGTGGTGGATCGGGCAAGTTCCCCGCCGAGGGTGAAGCCCACACCGATGCCGACATGCCCTACACGCGCACTCGGATCGGTGACAAGGCCATCACCTCAGACCTGCTCAAGACGATCTCGGGTGACCTCACCAAGATGGCTCACGACCCAGCAGACCTCAACGCCGTACGTCAGTCACTGATCAACTTGATCAAGCAGGAACTCGACGAGATGGCAACGGGCAACGAGAACGAGACCGACGACGTGGCCGAGTTGTTGTCGGCACTGTGTACGTTCTTGTGCTGGTGGAACGACGAGGCCAACGAGTCGACCAACGAGACCACACCACCCTTCGCAAACAGCGTTGACAACTTAGGAGACGACACCATGAGTTACATCGGACTCGGCGTATCTGCCGACCTGATCAAGAGCGCATCAGCACCCGACGCGACCGACGAGGTCAAGGGTGAGTTGCGTACAGAGATCGTCAAGGCTCTCGGCCTTGAAGAAGTCATCACCACAAAGGCAGAGTTGAGCAAGGCAACAGAGGAGATCGCTCTCCTAAAGGCCGCACTCAACGAAGTGAGGGAGATGGCAACGCCCGGAGGTCCCGCCCTTCGAGCAACCAACGGTCAGGCGAACAAAGCCGCCGACGCCGAACGTTTACAGTCAGAGGCAGGTCGGTTCCGCCGACTCGCAGAGTCTGTGTACGACCCCACCATGAAGTCTGGTTACTTGGACAAGGCTCTCGCTCTCGAGGCCGACGCCAAAGCCATACTCCGTAACTAACCAACCAACCCTCACAGAAAGATAACAACATGGCTCTCACAGCCCCCGCCATTGACGAACTGTTTGGTGGTCTGCCCGCCGAACAGCGTCTCGACCGTTTCGAGGCGTACAAGTCAGCACTCAGCCTTTGCCACAAGCGCACCCAGTCCGGTGGTGTGATCTGGAACGGCAGTCAGGTAGTCAAGAACACGACCGTTGCCGACCGCATCGGTGAAGTCAAGGATCTGGTCACTAAGGGCATGAGCCCTGAGCAGGTTGCCGACATCGCCACCGCCCTCGACCGCGTACAGGACATCAGCAAGGCTGGTTCTGAGTGGACGTTGACTAATCCGTTGAACAACAGTTCTTCCGGTGTCACTGGTCTCGTTCCCTACGACCTCGAACCCGCACTCGCGATGCTCGTACCTCGCTCGTTCATCTTGCGCAACTCAACGTCGCGTATCGGTGGCATTGGTCAGGCATACGAGTTCCGTCGGATCCTCGGTGTGACCAACTCCAACACTGGTGGCGTTGCCAACATGTCGACCTTCTTTAGCGGTACGTCGGTACAGGACACCTTTGGTGCCGTTACCCTCAACCGCCCAAAGAAGATCTCGTACGCCGCAGACAAGATCGTGTTGAGCCACGTGAATCAGGGTGTGTCCGACCAAGTCGACCTGACCGCCCAGTTCGCGGGCCAAGGGTACACGGACCTGCGCCAACTTTCACACACTGCCTTGATCTGGGCTCACATGCTGGGCGAAGAGCGCAACATGCTCAACGGCTCGGCATCGGTCTTGCCCATCACGGGTCTGTCGGCCAGTGCCGCCGCCGCCTCGATCACTGGATCGGGTCTGCCAGCAGGTGCTACGTCGGGCATCATCGTGACCTTCTCGTCACCTGCCGGTGAGTCTCAGGGCATCTCGGTGTCCTCGACCCCGACGTTGACTGCTGGTCAGGGTCTGACCTTGACGATCACGGGTACGGTGCCAACTCGCGCCATCGCCACCAACGTGTACGTCGTCTCGGGCGGTGCCTACTACAAGGGCACGACCGTTCGTGTCGACGGTACGTCACCCACGACCTTCACCTCGATCACGTCAGCCGTTTACAACGCTGTGTCAACCAGTGCCGACAACGGCTCGGGTAACTCACAGGGTTACGACGGTTTCGTCTCGACCTTCACTGGTGCCAACGCGGGTTACACCAAGTCGCTCAACGGTTCGTTGTCGACCTCGATCCCGGGTGACGAGTTCCAGAGCCTGTTCTACAGTCTCTACACCTCAGTCATCGCAGACCCTGACTACATCTTGACCACCGCGTCGATCCGTAAGTCACTGGCCGCCGCGATCCAGCAACAGCAGTCAGGTGCCAACACTGGTTACCGTCTCAACTACCAGACTGGTGCCGATGGCATCACGATCGGTTCCGTTGTCAC